TCGGCATCAGCTACAGTGACAAGCCAGAACTATGCCGATAATGGTACGGCATCAGTCAATAAGAAGTTACTGGGTAACTGCGATGAGTTGACCGCCATACAGAAATTTGTGGCAAGCGCACGCAACAAGCACTACAGCATGACAATGCCATGGTCTGACCTAGGTATGCGACTGCTACCTACCGCGCAGTACTTCAAGTACCACCAACAGATGACCGAGTTGCAAAGCGAGTTCGAGCGCATGGTCGATACGTTCTGTAACAACTACACGTGGGAGGTGAGCAGGGCACAGGCACGGATCGGTAGTTTGTTTCGAGCCGATGACTACCCTAGTGAGTGGTCGATACGTGAGAAGTTCGCGTTCACCATCTCGTACATACCGATACCCGAGGCCGGTGACTTTCGTGTGGACGTGGGCAACGAGCAACGTGACGTGTTGGAGTCACACTATAACGAGTACTACAGTAAGCAGTTGGGTTCTGCCATGCAGGATGTGTGGGATCGTACGTACAAAGTACTGTCTAATATGTCCGAGCGACTAGACTACGGGGGCGATGACAAGAAGAAAGTGTTCCGCGATTCGCTAGTGGAGAACGTGCTCGACATAGTAGGACTGCTTGACGTGTGTAACGTTACAGGTGACAGCCAGATGTCCGAGATGGCGCGTAAGCTAGACGATACGCTACGCGGGGTCACTCCCGATGGGCTACGCAACAACGAGTCTTTCCGTGCCGAAACCAAACAGGCAGTGGACGATGTCATCAAGTCACTACCATCACTGGAGATGTAATCATGGACATCGAAGAAGTACTCTTAAAATGCGACGTAATGCGCGAAAACGAAGAAGGTATCGGGCTATCTGACGCCTTACTTAAAATAGTTGAGTTTGCTTACTACGAAGGATACAACCAAAACTCAGAGGAGATAGAGTAATGTATTACGTTGAAGCCTATGACTCAAACGACCGTCAGATACTGGGAAACCTTGACGGTCAAACGGTGCTACGTGTGCGCAACTACAAGCGCACCAAGCACTACAAGAACCTACGCACGCTACGTACGCACCGCGTGTCGTATTACAAGATCGTGGCCGTTGATGGCCGCATTGTTGAAACGCTGTAACTAAACTAAATGTTAGGTAATTACCTAACCAATCAATTGGAGCAATACTATTATGAACACACAAGCTATGTACGCATTATCACTAGACCAGATCGCCAACGCTATCGCTATTATTGGTCACAAACGCACCATACTCGTACAGGGTCACATGGGTAACGGTAAGTCATCACTGTTAAAGACGTTAGCAGATAGATTCCCTACCCACACGCCATGCTACTTCGACTGTACGACCAAGGACTTGGGTGATCTGAGCATACCATCACTCAACACCGAGCAGGGGTACGTGACGTACCTACCCAATGAGGAGTTGGGGTTGCACCTCGACAAGCCGGTGATACTAATGATCGACGAGTACGGTAAGGCGAATCCATCAGTCAAGAACGCGTTACTACGTGATATGTTGGAGCGCAACCGATTCCCCGAGGGCAGTATCATATTCGCCACGACCAACCTAGGCGCAGAGGGTGTGGGCGATCTGTTACCACCACACGCACGCAATCGCATCACAGTGGTCACAGCACGCAAGTCTACCAGTGACGAGTTGATTGAGTATGGTATCAATCACGTATGGGAGCCTATTGTGTTGGGATTCATACGTGAGTTCCCTCAGATACTACAGGGGTTCGAGGATGTCAAAGACCCGAACGACAATCCATACATCAACCACCCCAAAGCACAGCGTACAGCTTTTGTTACGCCAAGATCATTGGAAGCTTGTAGTGACATACTCAAGCTACGCGATCAGTATGACGATCACACCCTGACAGCTTTACTTATGGGTACCATCGGTGACCGGGGCGCTATGGACATGATGGCGTTTGTGAAGCTGGCCGACCAACTACCGAGCCTACAGTCTATCAAGGACGATCCGCTCAACGCCAAAGTACCCGAGTCAGCATCAGCCGTATGCATGACAGTGTTCCGTGCTATGGGTGCGATGCAACGTGACTGGGTTGATGCGTGGGTGACGTATATGCAACGTCTCGACAAGGAGGCGCAAGGTCTGTTCGCCAATGGCATACGTGCTAACTCGTATGCACACCGCGATGTTGTGATGCAGAGTAAGGAGTTCACCGCGTGGGCTATGCAGAACAACTACATGTTCGCAAGTGATAAGGTATAGGAGAGAGACTATGTTGACTATAGGTAAACAACTTACAGCAGAGGAGCGACTGTCCAAAGCAGTCGTCGCCATCATGGGGCATCCTAGATACACAGCACTAGCCGGTGTGTTGATGATCGGTGAGAAAACAATCGAGGATGATATACCGACAGCCTGTACCAATGGGCGTGATGTGAAGTACGGACGTGCATTCGTTGACGGACTGACCGATGCCGAATTGCGTGGGCTAGTACTGCACGAGGACGAGGGGCACAAGCTATACCGTCACCTCACTACATGGCGGTGGATGTATGACATTGACCCACACCTAGCTAACTGCGCGTGTGACTACGTTATCAACATCAAGATTGTCGATGACAACAAGGACGATGGGTTCGCCCAACTACCCGATGGGGGGCTAGTCGATGAGCGGTTCCGCGGTATGGACAGCGCACAGGTGTTCAACATACTACGCAAGGAACAAGAAGAACAGCAGTCGCAGGACTCACAGGATAACGAGTCAGAGGGTGATGGTGAACAGAGTGAAGGTGGTACCACAGGTTCAAACAATGCCGCAGTAGGTCAGGAAACTGGATTCGATGAGCATGACTGGGAGGGTGCGCAGTCTCTATCCGATGAGGAGCAACGCGAGTTGGCGCGGGACATTGACGAGGCAATACGTCAGGGTGCCATGGCCGCAGGTAAGATGGGCGGTACAGGCAACCGCGATCTCGACGAGTTACTACAGCCACAGGTTGACTGGCGCGAGGTGCTACGTGAGTTCATCCAGAATACGTGTGCGGGTAACGACTACTCTACATACGCCCGACCCAATCGCAGGTTGATGAGTCAGGGTATCATCATGCCTAGCGGTATCAGTGAGCAGGTGGGTGAGTTGGTCATTGCCATTGACACGTCAGGCTCTATCGGACAACGAGAGTTGACAGCGTTCCTGTCTGAGGTCAAGGGTGTATGCGACACAGTCAAACCTGACAAGCTACGCCTACTGTATTGGGGTAGCAGTGTTGTGGGTGACGAGGCATACGACATGCACGAGCTAGACAATCTGACCAAGTCTACCAAGCCTATGGGCGGGGGTGGTACCGATGTCAACTGCGTCACGCAGTACATGGCCGACGAGGGTATCAAGCCTCAAGCGTGTATCGTCCTTACTGATGGCTACTTGTACTCTGGTTGGGGTGACTGGACTTGCCCTATACTCTGGGCGATACTGGATAACAAGGGCGCAGTACCCGATGAGGGTAAGGCAGTACACATCAAATCGAGGGATATGTAATGGCGGCACGACTTATAAAGTTTATGGGTTCACACCCTGACTTAGTAACAGGACACATGTATACGGCGAGAGAGTACGCGAGTGTATCGGGCGTGCCGCATAACGCAATGGCTACCAGACTACACAGAACATTGGAGGCGCATGACTCACATCTACGCCCCCTACATACCGACACTAAGTTTGGCAGTAAGTCTAGGGGTACTATTACCCCCAAGCAGAGGAGTTCTTTCAGTACACACACTGAGAAGTTCTCGGGAGAATGGTTAAAGAGGAGACTGACATGAGTGATAATAAGTATGCGGGAGCATCGAAAGATTGCCTCCGATCAACTGCGGATGAGTTACGTATGGAGTGGGCAGAAGCTGTCAACACTATAGACGAGGCATTGGAGTTCTACTATGAACACGTTAGAGATACACCAGTGGATAGTGACTATGACCGCAATGACGTGGGTACAGTGCAACGTGCGTGGCAACGCATACAACAGGGGTAACTAACTAGAAGTTATAACACGTGTTATAACAAAACAACTCGGAGCAATATTATGGCTATGTTAAATTATGGGCTAGACAGTTTCACGCACGTGGAACATTTGTACAACAACACCAAACCAATCAGGGGTACTAACATAGTGCCTCTCGGGGATCGCAGACGTAAGTGGGAATGTATCATCAAGGTGTACCCACACCAGTACGTGTTATCAGATTACGGGGAGCATCAACTGTCGCACACTGCCGCAGTGATCTGGGTTCGTAATGACAATGGTACTGACACAGTATGGTTTCGTAACGAGACGGGTGACTATGCACACAATGGCAGGTACTCGTTCCTTGAGCGTTGTATGCCTATGGGCATGGACTTCATTGTGGATAGCGGCAAGCAGTACATACGTTATGACGGCAGCCGCTACTACTTACCCAAGGATGTTGCCAAGCCGGTGGTGTTTACCACCAGTAAACAGAATCCAGTAGCAGGGTACCGACACAACGGGGCATGGACATTGACGAGCGACCCGCACCCTGTACCTATCACACGAGTACGTGTTAACAAAGAAGCCAAGGCACCGTACAAAAAAGCTATCGACGGGTACTTGCACTGGGCATGGACTATGACCCCCATGCTTGAGGGCACTATGGGCTGGGATACCAACCGCGAGGCAACGTGGGGGGCTAATGCAGTCAGGGGTGACACGTTTAGAGACATGCTAATGGACGATCAACACGAGCAACGTACCACTATGGTACACGCGTTCCTGTGTGAGTTAGCACAAAGCATGGGTAACAGGTACTGGGGAGACACAAACCCAACTACTAACGTCAGCCTAACAAGTGACCCTAAGAAGTTCCGCGCCAAGTTCAATACGTGGGTTAACTACATGGGCGCGTTCAATGAGTCATTTGAAGAATACAGAGAGGTGAAATAACATGGCTGATTATTCATACAACGAGGAGGGGAAGTACTGTCTATATACAGTTGCTGACGCACAGAGGATTGCCCTGCCTTCACCCGTAGGTAACGCGACAAACCGTTACGAGTTGAATTGGTTTATCAATGAGATAAAGGAAGCCTTCAGAGGTTGTGAGGTACGCCCTGACCACGATAGCAGTCATCGAGACACGGTGTATCACGTTTACTACCCCGAGGACGAATACACTATGGGTTGGATAGAAGTAGGGTTCTGCCATACCAAAGAGAAGATAGTGTACAGTGTGTACAGTAGAGACATAGTCAATAACAAGCACAGCAACTACGCTTCGGAGTTCCGTACAAAGGTCACTGCCTTACCAGTACAGGCCATGCGGAATGCAAAGAAGTACTTGCGCAGATGTACGCACAGCGAGGTAGTGTCTGCCAGTAGGACTAAATGTAGGAGTGCGTTAATGCGTGCGGTAGATGATACTCAAACTAAGCATTGCACTGCGTGGAGCCGATTGCTCGGTGGGGAATGGAACGAGACACGCGAACAAGTGACCGCCCCAATACTCAATGAGATGTACATGCTACTGGACTCTGGGTATGAGTTTTTAGATAAGACTGTACCAGATAACCTAACGTCTTTACGCGTGGCCAAAGGGGCGAAAGATCAATCCAAGTATGACGCAGAGATGCCTATGTATGCTATTCGAGTGTACGAGAGGTTAGGTAAGCAAGCGTTCGATGTATGTACGGTGGGGGATATGCACAATATGAAGAGGAATACGCCGCCTCGAGCTACTACTTACTATGATGATTTACCCGATGGCGTGTTGGGTAAACTGTCCACACTGTCTATATGTGGGGTGGGGGACTACGTGCCGCAGGTTGGGTACCGTCACAGTGAGGCTCTGTTCTATGTCACACAATGATACGATATGGAACGATCCGACAGAAATGCCCAACGCTTACCGCGTTACTACGCTGGGGTACACCAATAGTATTGAGGTAACGTGTTTGGGTATGAATTGTGTTGACTCGGAGTGTGAGGGGTTATATGATCTGGATGAAGATGTACCGGAGTGGCTTGAAGAAAGGCTCTCGGTGCTGATGATGTGTGACCCTACACCGCCCACCGAACCTGTAGAGGGTATTGGTAGGCGCATCGACGAACACACATTCTGGGTATTTAAATAATAGAGGGACTGATACCAGTTCTCGGCTAAAAGGAGAGGGTTATGGCGATGACGCCAGAAGGGAAGGTTAAGAAGAAGATAGTTGAGCAGTTGAAAGCGTTAGGGTGTTATTACTTTTTCCCTGCTACTGGGGGATACGGTAAGAGCGGAGTGCCTGACATAGTAGGTTGCTACAACGGGAAGTTCTTTGGGATCGAATGTAAGGCAGGCAAGAACACGCCAACAGCTTTACAGGAAAAGAATCTCAGAGAGATAAGCGACGCGTACGGAATAGCGTGCGTAGTTAACGAAGACAATATGAATGATATTAAACAAATCCTCGGAGGATAGTATGAGTATTGATGACGCAACACCAGCCGATTGGGATAGGTTACGTGCCCTTGCCCCCGCGATAGAGAAAACTGGGCTAGAGCATTGGGGTACGGCCATGGACAACCCGCCCGACGATATGGTCAACCACCCCAACCACTATACCTATGGCAACATCGAATGTATTGAGGGTATAGAAGCGAGCATGACTGCCGAAGCATTCCAAGGTTACTGCAAAGGCGCATGTCTGAAATACCTTTGGAGGTATGAGCGAAAGGGTAAGCCGCTAGAGGACTTGAAGAAAGCGCAGTGGTACCTAAACAAGTTAATAGAGGTTATGGACTATGAGTAAG